ATTACCTGTTTAAGTTGTAACTGAGTTTGGGCGTCTGTAAGTTTGGTATCTTCAACAAGTTTATTATTTGCAAGAGCTTGTTGGTCAAGTTGCAATGTTTGTAGCTGAGTAGCAATACCGGCTTGTTTAACTTGTTCTTGAAGGATATAAGCTTGTTCTTTGAGATGCTCATTTTGGATTCTTTGTGCATCAGTTTGAGCCAAGATTAAATCAGTTTGAGCTTGGATTTGTGGATATTTTTCTTTTTCAAGTTCAGTCTGTACTTTCAATAATTCTACTTGTTTAAGTTGAGCTTCTAACTGAGCATATTGTAAACGTAACTGAATAGGTAACATTAACATATTAGCTTTAGCTTGTAATACTGCTACTGCAGCTTGTACAGCTTGAACTCTCATTGCATATGATTGGTTCAAAATATTAGCTTTCTCTAATGCATATTGTGCAGAAGTCTGAATGCCTTGAACCAATAAAGTAGAATATACATTTGCTACATCAGCTTTGGAAATAAGATTTCTATTAGTCATCATTTCTAGCTGATTCATAACACTTGAACCAATGAAATCAAATACACCTGTACCATCTACCTCTCTTGTAGTAAGGTCAGTGTTTTCTACTTTGACTAAAGGAATATCTAGGTCTTCTAAACCAAGCTTATCTAAAGCTTCTAGAATCTTTTTGAGTTCTTCATTTTCTGTAGCAACTTCAATATCAAGTTTTTTGAAAGGTGCATTCAAGTAAGCAGATAAGTCAGCATAATCTTCAATAGTACGAAGTGGATACTTATCACGATAATCCGTAATAGCTTTCTGTAACTTAGGATTGAGTAAGTCAAAAATTTCAGTTTGTTTATATGCATCAGATAAGAATTGAACCAGTTGATGAGCATCAGGAATATTATCAATTTCGTCAGCAATCTTATTTACATCTTCAACTGTTTTCCATTTATACTTTGTACCATCTTCTGCATCAAAACCTAAATTCTTTACACTATCTGGAATATTAATATTTGGTACGCATAACCAAATATTTTTACATGCTTGAGCAGAAGTAGCAAAACCTGAATCACCATCTACTATTCTGTCAAATTCATAACCTGCACCAATATGGTTACCTTCATTATCAAATGGTTTAATGGCTTTAGCACCAGCCATATTGATAAATCTATCGACTACAGCATTACCAGTAAGGTTATTATTTGCAAATTCAGATACATCGTATTGTTTACCGATACCGGTAACAGGTGTACCTAAAAACTTATTAAGGTCTGTCATATAATCTCCACTAAAAAAGCCTAGCTAATTTTTAAACTAACTAGGCTATTGTTACTAATCGTTTTCAGATTGTCCAGTATTGTTTACCGCTTGTTGTTCAGCTAGTGCTTTTAATTCTTCTTCTGTTAATGGAGGAAGTTCTACAATACTAAAGCACGGTAAGTATTTTGGTTTGGACATATTATCAATATGCTGACGTAAACGAGGATGTCTTTCAGATTTACGATGAGCATACTTCATAGTTTTCAATACTTCTACTAAGATACGTTCTGCATGCCATACAGGTGCATTTAGAGGGATTACACGTCTGATAGGTGAGAAGTTAGCGTTACCTGCAGTTACAGTAATAGCAGTCCAGTCTTGTTTACTTGGGTCTAATACATTAATTTGGAAACGTACTAAAGCAGTAGCTTTGTCGATATTAGCTAATACTTCTGGAGCTAATTTCTCTAAGCTTTGACGACCTCTAGTACCACCCGAATTAGCAGCTTCTTGCTCTGCAATACGAGCTTGCACTAATTCTTTTAATTTCGCTGTAGTGATATTGTTTGCATAAGATACACCACGAATATTCGCTTGTTCTTTCCAATAATCACGTTCGTTGATTTCCATTTCATCAGTAGATACGTTTACATTTGTTTGTTCAATAGACATATTGTTGTTCCTTCTATTCTGTTCTTCTAGGAAATAAGGGGTTCGAGTGAACCCCTATAAGTTAATCCAATATTACATTGGAGCTACAGTTTTGATAACACCGATACGTTCAGGACGTTTGAACATGATACCGTACCACCATTTGATAGATACGAAACCGATTTCACCGTATGGGTCTAACAAGCTGTAAGATTGGTTAGGTTTTTGGTGATGAATTTGGAATTTGTTATTCACACCATTTGAACCATCGAATGAGATACAAGTAAATGCATCAGTACCAATACACAATGCTGGGTAAATGTTGTATTTACCATTTTCTTGTGCAAGACCGAATTGTGGGTCTGCTGCAGCACCTGCACCCATCCAACCTAACATACCTTCTACATAAACAACACGGAATTTGTCGATGATACCAACTTCATCTTCCATAAGTTTAGAGATACCTGCACCATATTGGTGAGCATGGATAAATGCTGGGTTACCAAAGTGGTCTTTCATTTGTTCTAAGATATTTAATACTTCAGGACCTACGAATAAAGTACGGTAAGTAGTTGCAGTACGAGTATCTAAGTTAGTTGAACCAAAGATATATTTGGTTTCACGTGGAGTTTGGTTATCGTCTAATGCACGAGATAAACGGCGAATCGCTTGGTAAGAGATTAATGAAGTTTGGTCCATAGTATCATCAGAGATAGCGTTACCTGAATATACGATAGTACCTGCACCGTTTAATAAGTCAGCTTGTAAGCAGTCTTCAGTTAATTGTTCTGCTGCTTCCATAGCTTTTTGGTACATACGAGAAACAATTTGTGGGTCTGAATCGAAATTCTCTAAGTCTTGAGAATATTCATAGAAGAAACCAAATTTGTTAAATGTACCTTCAGTCCATGCACGAGAGAAACCAACACGGTTTACACGACCACCTTCTTCAGTTAATACCGGCATAGCACCTAAGATTTTACCGATATCTTTAGAAGAACCATAGAAGTTACCGTTACGGATATGTACGCCACGTGCGTCAATACCTTGGTCGTTTAAGTTAGCATCATGAAGTAAAGGAATATCTACTTCAGCACGGATACGCTGACCCATATTTTTAGGCATAGCGATAGTATCCGCCATTTTAGAGAATTTACGTTTCTTTGCTAATGCTGGAATGATTTTCTTTGTATAGAAAATACGTTCATATTGTTGTGAACCAACAGAAGATTGTACTGGAGTACCACGTAGACCTTGTGGGTCATTGTATAAGTTAGCACGTGGTGAACCGATACTTGGAGCATGGGCATTAGCCATAGTGTTTACATCTGCTTGTGTTGCAGTGTCGATTGGAGAATTAACTGCCATAATTTGTTACCTTAAAAATTAATATTGTTAGCTTGTAAGTATTCTTCCCAACTGTTGTATTTAGCTAATTCATTTTCATCAGCATTCAACAACGCATCAATACCACTATAAGATTGTTGTCTTTGTGGAGCTTGAGTATTGTTAGGAATACCAGCACTAGACGGAGCTTTTGGAGCTGTTTGTTTAGGTGCTTGGTTCTGAGCCAAGTTATTACCTACTACTTTTGGAGCACGGTAATTAGGCTCATACTTACTTGGATTTTGCTTTTGAAGTTGTTCTGCTACAAAACCATAAGCATCAATAGGCTTAATGTTTGCAGGAACTTTACCTAGTGCATATTCTTTTTCAAGAACAGCGAGTGTATCGTTCATTAAACCATTCTCAGCATGACGTTGTAAGTTATCTAGAATAACTGGATTAGTATAGATTTCATAGAAACTATCTTGGTCCAAATTCTTAACATAACTTAATACACGCTGACCTGCTTCAGAACCTTGTAACTCTTGTGTCTTCTCATCAAAAGCTACACGTTCATCAGTAGGTAAATAGTCTTTTTGTTGATACGGGGTTTCTTCTAAGTCAGGCAATTCATAAGTGTCGATTGACTGGTCTTTAAGGAACTTAGCAACTGCTGCTTTGTCACCTTTAAGTAGGTCAATAGCGAAGTTAATCTTGTCTGCTTCTAGTAAACCATTTTGTTCTAACGATTTTAAAATTTTTCGGTGTGGAGCTAGTTCACCCATCTTCTTGTGATAGTTCATACCGAATTGCATTAGTTTTCTAATGTCGTCAGGATTATCTACTTGCACATCCTGATGATTTGCTCTGAAACTTGCAGTAACAAGTTGTCTGAACTCTGCATCAGTAAGCTCAGTAGTTTCTTCAGTTGCTTCACCAGTTAGTTGTTCTGATTCAGATTCTGAAGTTTTAGTAGTCTCTTCTGGAGCTTGGTTATCACTAGGTGTTTCTTCCTGTTCTTTAGGTTGTTCAGGTTGTACACCTTGTTGAGCCATAAACTCTTCAAAGGTATCTACATTTTCTAATTGTTCATCGGTAGCACTTGCTAGTACTGAACCAATGTCTAAATTATCTGGTACTTGTACTTCTTGTTGTTGAGATTGAGTATTTTCTGTAGTCATTATTAGACCTCAAATTCTTTTAATAGGTATCCGGAACGAGTCCAAGCATGGTCATTTGCTAACAGTGCTTTAAACTCATCAATGCGATTAAGCTTAGTAATATTAAGACAATGTTCATTAGTAATATAATTCTCATATTGTCTTATTTCATGAATAGCTCGTTCTACATTGTCAATTTGACTTTTAATACCTTTTAAGTAATCTTCACTAGAAGAGTCTTTATCTCGTTCATATCTATCTTTTAACTCAACAAGTTTAAGATGTAGATAGTTTTCTAAACTTTCAATAGAATTAGCTCCACCATTAGCGATAAGATTATGTAACTCTACTTTGTGCTTCACGCTTTCACGTGTCAATAATGACACACTCTCAGGAAGTTTATACTCTGACATCTTAACCTCTATTAATACTATAAGCTTCAATTAACTCTTCATCAGAAGCTTGAATAAAAGATTTTGCATACATGCCTTCTGAATCGAGTTGTTTAATAAATTGGTCAAATAAACCAATAGATTTAATACGGTCTACTGCAGACTGTTTGGTGATATCTGCAGTTGCTGTAGCTAGGTCTTCTTTTACAATACGTTGTAAGTACAAACCTTGATAATAATCACGGAATACTAATCTGAAATCTGGATTATCCATTAAACGCCATAATGCTTCAGCACGTTCTAAGATAAGTGCTTGGTTCTTACGTTCACGTTCAATTTGTTCAATTAGGTTATCTTCAACCATTTTATAGTCCTCTTATGTTAGTCTATTGAATTTGGTTCTGTACAGTATTGCCATCACCACGAATATAGTTACCTAAACCATCTGCCTTGAATAATCCATCAGGAACAGCACCTAGCTCAGGATTTGGCAATTTTCTTAAATTATTCTGTGCTTGTCTAGCGTTTTCACGATTTTGTGCTCTTTGTGATAGCTTTTTTGGTTTTTTATCCTCTTTACTATCACCTTTAGCATCAGCTACTGCACGTTTAGTATTGTTGTCCATTTGAGCTTTTTGTAAGGCATTTTGTCCTTTAAGAAGTTCAGTAGCAATCTTACCTTTGTTTTGTGCTTCTGCTTGAGCTTGAACAATCTCTCTTTGACGAGCGTGTTTAACACCTTCTTGTTGTTCCATAAAGTCAAGAGCTTTAAGGTCAGTGTCTGCTTGAGTATTACCGATTTGAGCATCAATAAACGCAGAACGAGCTTGATAGTATTCTGCTTCAGCTTGTTCTTTAGCAAGTTTAGCTTTTTCAAGTTCAAGTTGTACTTGAGCCAATTCTTGTTGAATAGGGTCAGGTTGAGGTTCATAGTCTTTAAGAGCAGATACAAATGTATCTAAGTTATATAATTGACCAATCTCCATCAACATAAGTTTACGTAATCCCCAGTCTGCAGCTTCACCTAATGTTTGAGCCATGAAAGTAAGTTGTTGTGCTTTACCTTCTGATTCACTATTAGATTTAATTCTAACTGCTAAGTGGAAATCACCTTTTAAATCTTCCCTACGTACAGTAACAAATTGGAACTGAGTAAGTGAGATAACTTCTTCTTCATCTAACCATTCCATATTCATAGCTAGAATTTTATTACCAACTTTCTCTAAACCTTTAGAGATACGGAACATGATATCACCTTCACGTTGGTTAATCGCTGTTACCGCTTGACTCATACCGGCAGCTACTTGTCCGTATGCATTACCATCAATACCACCACTAAATGATTTAACCCCTGTAATCGCTTCTGCTTCTGCATATTGCATTTGTTGGAAAGCCAACATAGATTGAGGTAATTCATTTGCAGTATGCATATAAATAGCTTCTGCAGGGTGAGCTACTGGATTATATTCATAGTCTTCACCACGATTGAATCTTTGTTTATTTACAATATCCAAGAATCCTTTAGGCATAGCTACTTGTCCATTAGCAGAACGAGCATTAATGTCTACCATAGCTCTTGTTAGAGCTTGAGAGATTTGTTGGTTATCTTGGATTAATTCACTATCTGGTTCACCATATACAGATTCTTTTACCGGTAAATATGGAATAACTACGAAAGGTAATTCATTATCAGGGAATGGATTTCTTTCCAATTTAATAAACTTACCGTCAGCAATAGTCGCACAAATAGCTTGAGCAATACCTGTTCCATCAATGTCCCAGTATCCCCAGTATTCATATACTGTAATTTGTTTACGTGCTTCATCTTTAAATTTAAAACTTTTTTCAATATTCTGATTGTTATCTAACAAGTCAGAAAATACTTCATTAGGTAAAGCAGCAAGAGTATTAATATCACTTAAATCTACAGGTGAATCTGCATCAAGAGATTTTAAATTATTATAAGTATTTGGTGATTTCTGGTTCATCATACGAAGAGTAGATAAATCAGTTTGATACTTATATACAACAAACTTAGCTTTACTAAAATCACCTTCACATGTAGGGTCAATAACTAAGTCAGTAGTATTAATAACTTTAACAGAAGGTCTGTTCTTAGTAGATACTACTTCAGAAATAATCTGAGTTTGTCCTGTATCTTGTGCAATAACTGGCATACCGTATTCATAAGTTGCTCTTAAGCTTTCTTGTAAATCCGGTGGAGCATTCTTAAATACTTCTGTTTCTGCACTATCAGTAACACCAGTCTGTTGTTGTTCTTGGTTAATCTGTTCTAATGCTTGCATGATAAGCATAGTACCTTGCTCATCAGCTTCAATATATTCGTATACAGGAATTTCTCTTTCTTTGGTTTGTTGTTCTACTTCCCAACCTACACGAACAATAGCAGTACCTTCATTTACCATTGTACGAACCAATGTATTAATGAAATGTACTTTATCAATAAGAGTATTAAATTGGTAATTTAGAACCAGAGTATTCTGGAAAGATGCATCTATAAATTTAGGACTAGATGCTGTAACTTGGAATAGGTTACGTTCGTTTAAGATAGCACTTGCTAATGCACTATATCGCCACTCTGCAAGTTTACGAGCCATGCGAGATGTAACACCACTTCTACCTGATTTGATTTTAGATTTATCGGTAATTGGATTTAACAGATTGAGCCAGTTCTGAATACGACTAATGTGATACTTATGTGCAGGGAGTGCTTGTTTATAGTCCCCCATAAGGTCTTCAACTTTAGGTTCTTTCTTCCAGTTAGTTAGCTTTTCTGCAGTTCTACCAGACAATACAGATATTAACTGTTGAACCTTGTCTGTAGTGCTACTTTCAATATTTGTATTATCTTGCATAAAAATCCTTAGAAGGATAGCCCTATTGCTAGGGCTATATTAGATATTAAAGGTGGTCGCCGTTAGTCTGATTATTAAGACCATCAGTACCTTCTGCAGGTGCTGGAGCTGCCGGAGTTTCCGCAGCAGGTTTTTCAACAGGTTTATCCGCTTTGTCAGCCTTATCAGCTTTCTCAGCTTTTTTACCACGTGGTTTACGACCTGAATTTTCACCATCAGAAACTTCTGATAATGGAACTTCTTCAGCTTCAGTACCATTTACTGCTACAGGTTGAGTAGCTTCAGCATCAGCTTTGATAGTAGAAGTTACTACAGGACGTTCGTTAGGTTCATCGAATGCAGTGTCTTCAACTTTAACATCGTGAGTAACTACAGTATGAGCTTGTTTAACTGTTACAGTACTACGGTCAGAATCAGAGATAGTTTCTACTACACCAATTAAACGACCGTCACAAGGATTGCCATCTACTAATTGGTAAGCTGGGTCTTTGTATTCTGGTTTAAATACTTTAACAGGTTCTTCCACAACGAATGCACCAGTAACAGGTACAACCATTTTAGGATGAGGACATACTGCATTTTGACGTAAAGGGGTAGCAGCAATGTCAGAGAATGATTTGCCTTTATAAGCTTCATCACTACCGTAAACTGAACAACCACATCCACCTTCTACGCATTGGTCTGGTTTACGTAAACCATTTGCACGTTCGATACGTACACGTTCTTCATAGCGTAAAATTGCCATATTTGTTTTTCCTTCTGTTTATTGGCTCTTTTGAACCAATGTAGATGATATAATATTATTCAACGATTTCAAAGTGTGGGGCATCAATAAATACTTTATTCCCAACTTTTCTTCGTGCATCACTGTAATCCTTCACCATTCGCATTGGAGAACGTTTATCTCCATTTAGCTTAGCCCAACATCCACCCCAACGAATGTTCACGTTAAGAGCTTCTGCTGCTTGTTGCATTGCTAATGCAATAGGATAGAAGGCATTTATTTCCCAGTTTACAGGGTAAGGTACTAAGTCTACTGCATGAGCAAATCCATCGTCTTGTTTAAGATGCTTGGATTTTAATGTCTGACTTACGCCTTTCTTCACATTAGCTTGCTGTTGTGCTAATGAGCGTTCACCCTCTGTAACTGAGAAATCAGTAGTAGAAAGCTCAATAGCTTTTTGCACTACTCTGACTAAATCAGGATGAACATTGGTTAATTTATTTAGAGATTTACTGCTTAATTTAAAACTCATTCAAATTTGTCCCTTAAGAATTTCTTGGCTAATTCTGGAGCTAAGTCGGAAATCACCTCAAGAATGTTTGTTCCAATCATTGCACCAGTAAGAGCTATCAAACCAAGATAACCAGTTTCGATTGTAGTCATATAGGTTAATCCTAAAGAGATGCCACAATATACACCAATCAAAAAATTTACTAATCTTTGTTTAAAAGTATACTTATTTTCGTCCATTGAGGATTTAATAGAGCCAAGGAAACTACCGCTTATAACCATAACAAGCGGAAAGTGTTCAGTCAGTAGCTCCATAATTTACCTTCTTATCTTGTTTGACGAATAAAGCTCCACCTAAGAACCAGAAACCTAAATAGGTAGAAACAATTACCATAGGGTTCAATGGTGGATAAATAGTTACATATTTGTAAGCTATGATAAATTCGATTAACGCACCAAGTAAAAGAGAAATATATTTATATAAATCTCGATTCTTACAGTAAGAAACCGGAGCAACACTTACAACACTGGTAAGTAGACAAGCTAATAATAACCAAACCACTGTAGTAAATTTTGGTTCAAATGTATTAGGTAGGTCTACCTCAATGATTCCAAAGATATGGCTCACACAAAGCATGAACCATATGAAATGGAATCCTAAGTTATAGATACGTACATTGCGTGTATCAACTCCGTATAGCCATTTTAGGATTCTCATATATTACTCCTTATAAGGAAACACCTACTTTTTGAGTAGCTGCATCAGATGTAATTGTTACGTTACCTTCGAACCAAGTAAAGTTAAATGGTTTAACTTTATAAGTTACTGTCCATTGAACTGCACCAGATTGTTCATGACCAATTTCACGTAAGAAGTTTTTACCAATTTGATATGCAGTTGTAGTAGCTGTACCAGTTACAGGATTACCATCACCTTTATCAATAGTATATTCAACTTCAACTTGCGTATTACGGAATGCATCTGAAGTAAGAGCATCTTCTACAAATTTAGGTAAGCTTGCTTCTTGAACTCCAAAACCAAAATTACCGTCTAAAGATGAAATATCTAGTGCTAATTTAAGTTCACCATCACGATAAGGAAGTTCTGGGTAAGCTACTGAAAATTCAGTTTCTCTTACTACAGGATGACCTTCTGATGTTGCATAACGTTTAGCTGTAGTGAATTTATAAGTTGTTCCAGCTACTGCTTCATTAAATGCTTTGGTTGATGCATATGTATCAACAAGTTGAATAAAGCGTTGTACAGGCACTTTAGCATTATCAACTTTACTAAACATAAATTCATCATTTGTAAGGTATACTTCAGCATCGTTAGATAAACGAATACGTTTAGCGGTTGATTCATATGCTAAACTTAAAGTACCTAAGTTTTCACTTACTGCTTCACTACGAGTTTTATATGAAATTACATTAGCTTGCCATACAGAACTTGTAGCCACGTGCTGTAAATATTTAGGTTCTTTTACAATATAGTGAGTATCAGTTTCTACAGGGAAACCATCTAATACTTCAATTTCTGCGAAAGGTACACTAATAAAATTACCTTCTGGGGTGTGTGTAGTACGAATTGTTCTTTCATCTAAATCCGATGCGAATACCATTACTGCTGCCATATGTTTTAATCTCCAAAAAATCCTACTAAATCTACAGCATAAGAACGTCCAGCTCTTAAACCTTTACCATAGATGTTTCGGTTATTACTGTTATACCAAATTAATCCACCATCCCAAGTTTGAGCACTTGCTTTGTCTAGATTATTCGGTGCGTCTTCAGGTAGTTTAAAGATTACTGAACCATCAGGAATATCTTTAAGTACCTTAAATTCTAAATGTGTTTTACCTGTACCATCTAACACAGATAACATTCTATACTGAGGGTCTAGGTATGCCCTTGGATTTTCAGTAGTCATAAATTCTTTGTCTAAAGCAAATTCTGCCATATACCAGTTATATGCTTTAAGTACACGAACCTTACCATCTTCTACTGTAAAATCTGAAGGGTGAAGTTCTGAGATTTCTGCTACTTTCATTATCCGAAGAATCCTATTAAATCAAAAATATATCTTTGACCTGCTTTTAGACCATTACCCATAACCCATGGACTTCCTTTATCCACCCACACTGAAGTACCATCCCATAACTGAGTTTCGATTAACTCTAAGTTCTTAGGTGCGTCAGGGGGTAATTTAAGCAACATTTGACGAGGACCAATAGTCTTAACCATTTTAATGTCTATGTGGATTTTTCCCATACCATCCATAACAGTAAGCTGTCTGCGTTCCTGTTTGTCGTAGTCCACAGGATTATTTGTTGTAACAATATCTTTACCTACTGCAAAGTCTAATTTATAACTTTTAACTACTTTACGAGTACGTACTTTATTGTTCTCAACAATAAAATCTTCATCATGTAAGTCTAGGTCTTGTACTACTTTCATTTATACTCCAAAGGGGGATTGCTCCCCCATATTAGATTATTTAGCAAGTAAGTAGCCTTTAGTCTCACCGCTAAGATTTTGTACTTCGTCACCTTTAAGAACTTCAAGCAATGCTGCTTTTGCTTCTGGCGATTTAAGTAATTCAACAACTGTAGTTTTGAAATCTGGTAATGCTTTGATTTCAGTCCAATATTCAATTGCTGATTTTGGTGCATCCACAAATTTAGCTAAATCTGCTTCGATTACTGAATCATCAGATAATGTTAATTTTAACTTGTTATCTTCGGTTAATTCTGCACCTTTTAATTTCACATCAACTGCTTGTGCAGGTAAAGGTAATTCTTCAGTAGTATCATCTGATTTAGTAACTTTAACTTTGTTATCTATGATTTCTACTTTAGTAATTACAACTTTGGCTTCAGGTAAAGCAACTTCACCTTTTAAACCAGTTTCAGTACGTTCAAATTTAACGTTACCTTCGTTGTTAATCTTAATTTCAACGTGACCGTCTATTACCTCAGTTGTTTTACCAACTTCATTTTTATGCATTAGTTGAATAACTGCCATTTGTTTTTTCCTATTTTAGATTAAGTTAAGTAGCCCTAATGGGCTACGAGATTATGCTGCTTCCGGTCTACGTGGAGTAGGCTGTTCAGCAGGGATTGCACGGAATGAAGTGTTACCTTCGAAATCCTGTACATCTACTAATTCGTCTTTACGAACGAATGCAGTAACATCCACTTTGTCACTAGCAGGTGTATCTTCTAAAGCTTTCACACGAGCTTCCACTTTAGTAGTACGCTCTACTAATTCTGTTGGGTCAAAGATAGTGTCTTTATCTTCTTTAGCTTCTAACGTTTCAATACGTTGAACCAAAGCAGAATCATCGTAAACAGTATCTTTGTCCTCTTTTGAACCAAGTTCTTCAACTTTGGTTTTTAAGCTATCAACTTCTTTTTTCAAGTCAGCGTCTGTTTCTGGAAGTTTAGGTAAAGTAGCACCTCCAAAAGTATCATCCACTACATTGAAACTAGCTTTTAAGAATGTACAATCATCAAAAGTAACAATAACGTAGTCACCTGATTTCGCAATACTTTTAATCTTGCGTAAAGGGCAACGGTTACCTGTTTCTTCTGGTTTAGTACATCCACAACTTGATTGAGTATATATCATAATTATTCCTCAACAATAACTTGAATGTATTGAGTGTTCACGCTGTCAGTAGACTTAGCATCTGCAGCTACAGTGATGGTATCTTCAGTAATAGTGGTTTTACCACGTACTTGTGTCACAGCATAGTTGTCTATACTGGTGTACTTCAACGATGCTGCTGTACCAGCACGTACAGTGACAATTAGCTTATTATCTGCCTTCACTAATTTTGAACCTGTAGCAAAAGTAAAATCAGTATTAATACTACCATCAGTCGGGATTACAAGCTGTTGTCTAGCTAGTGGATTAGTATTATTAAGGTTAGTTACTGCTGTTCCCCATACATCCTTAATTTCTACACTACCCCCTACTACTTCAGATGTAGTAATAGTTCTTTTTACTAAAGGATTAACTGCAAA